CTCATAGTCGTCACAAGCCTAGCATACAAACTCATAAAATGAACGCAGATAAATTAATCAAATTAGGAATAGACCTTAGAAATAAATGGAGTGGAGAGGTTAAGACTACTTGTCCTAAGTGTGCTCACCAAAGGAAGAAGAAGAATGATCCATCCTTAGGCGTTAATATAGATGATGGGGTATGGAAGTGTCACCACTGTAATTGGAGTGGCTCTGTGAACCAGTATGTGCGTCCTGAACTACGTTCCCAAGTTAAAACCGAAGGCATCTTCTCCTATTTCACAAAGAGAGGTCTTAAATCTGAGACCGTAACCCATTTTAAGATAAGCGAGGGTGCTGAGTGGATGCCTCAAGACCAGAAGGAGCATAAAGTAATTTGCTTTAACTACTTTCTTGAGGACGATTTGATTAATATTAAGTTCAAGACCTCGGACAAGATGTTCAAGATGGTCAAGGATGCCCGTAAGATTCCGTACAATATCAATTCGATTAAGGATCAGAACTATGTAATCATCTGCGAGGGTGAGGAAGAGTGTATGGTATGGCACCAATCGGGTCTTTCCTCTGTTATATCCGTACCCAATGGGGCCAGTAAGAATAATAATAATTTAGAGTGGCTCGATTCCGTGTACGATTTATTTGAGGGCAAGATTATTTACCTAGCCACAGACAATGATGAGCCGGGGCGTAAATTGGCTGAGGACCTAGCACGTAGATTTGATTCCTCCGATATTCGAATCATCCGTTTTACAGAGAAGGATGCCAATGATTGCCTTAAGTTATACGGTGAGGAGTACGTAGCCCGTCTATTTGAGGAAGCGGAGCACCTGCCAGTAGCAGAGATATCCTCGGCCTCAGATTACCGTTCCTTGATTGAGCAGTACTACGAGAGCGGTTATCCTATTGGTTCTCATGTCGATATGTCTGAGACCGATACCCATCTTTCTTGGAACCGTGGCGAGTTAGTTGTAGTTACGGGTATCCCCGGATGCTTTGACAAAGACCAATTGGTGCACACCAAAAGAGGGGCGATACCTATTTCTCAAATCAAAGTCGGTGACTATGCTTTGTCTTATAACGAAGAGAAAGATATCAATGAATGGAAATATGTATTGGCTACTCCGATTCACAAAAACACGCCTGATCGTATGTTCAAGATTACATTGAAAGATGGTACCGTAATTAAAGTTACTGAGAATCATGAATTTTATACTGGAACGGGGTATATGAAAATCAAAGATTTTATTGTACCTTTGATGAATGGAGAAGATTTGGAAAAAAATACCTAACTACAGTTCGTATGAAATTTCGAACTACGGAGAAATCAAAACATTTAATTGGAAGAATCATGGGAGAGAAGCTATTATGAAGCCTGCGCTTGATCCAACCGGTTATCCTAGGACAATGCTAAAGCGAGACGATGGTGTAATTCACACGATTAAAGTGCACAGATTGGTTGCTATTACTTTTATAGAAAACCCAGAAGGAAAGCCGTGTGTTAATCATATAAATGGAATCAGAAATGACAATAGACTTTTTAATCTTGAGTGGTGTACACATAAAGAAAATATCCAACATTCATTTAAAATTGGTTTATCATCGCAGAAAGGCGAAAAGAATTCGAATGCGACATTGACTGATGATCAAGTAAGGGAAATTTTAGCCGACTATCAATTTGGTAAAACAGGTAAAAATGGAATGACAAAACAACAAATAGCTGAAAAATACAACACCACATTTGCAGTAATAAAAAGATTAGTACAAAGAAAAACATGGAAGCATCTATCTTAAAGTTAGAAGACATCGCCTCGATAGAAGTAATTGATTGCGAAGAAGTTTATGATTTAACCGTTGAGGGGAATCATAATTATTACTTGGCTACTAACTACTTGCCAATACTAGTACATAACTCAGGTAAGAGCACGTGGCTTGACTTTATGTTCATTCGCCTTGCCTACTTGAAAGGATGGAAGTTTGGCTTATTCAGTCCTGAGAATATTGCACCCTTGAAGATAACCCGTATGACAGAACAGTTGATGGGCAAGGGGATGAAACAAATGAATAAGGGGGAATTGAATAGGGCCATCACGATAATAGACAAACACTTCTGGTTCTACAACGTAGAAACTATGGAGGACTATAGCCTCACAGCCCTGCTGAAAATAGCAGCCACTATGGTTAAGAGAAATGGAATAGACTGTTTGTGTCTAGACCCATTCAATTACATCGAGCAAGATGCTTCTGATGAAAGTAGCAATGAGAAAATTGGAAATTTATTACGCAAGTTAAAACAATTTGCGGTTAAGTATAATGTGAATGTGACCTTAGTGGCCCACCCTCGTAAGATGGATAAGACCGGTGGTAATTATAATGTTCCTCGTCTGTATGATATCTCGGGCTCACACCACTTCTTTAACGTACCCGATGTGGGCATTGCAGTGCACCGTACCTTTGATAATGGCACCAAGGATCCTGTTGAGGTACACATACAGAAAATTAAGTACCACTTCCGTGGCAAATTAGGCCGGATTGATTACTTCTTTAATCGGGACAGCGGTCAGTATAGTGAGGATGATAAATTTGAAAATTTATTAAATAAAAAATATGAACTGGAAAACAATGATGATGACTTGTTCAACTCTGCACAAGCGTGGGGTTCAGGTAAAGGCATTCAACCTTGAGCCTTATCAGTACGATAAGTTAAAGAATAAGCAATTCTTGTATAGGGAACGCTTGATTCCTATAGTATCCGAGGGTTGGATAGATTGCGATAATGTGTACTATAGAATACTAGATACACCAGAAGGTACAATGATGATTATAAACGGTTACGCAGTCATATGATTAAGGTATACGATATAGAAACGTTCGCCAATTGCTTTACATACACGGACTACGATCCAAAAAGTAAGGAGATTAATGTCTTTGTTATCTCTTCCTTTCGGGACGATAGCGTACAATTTAAGGCGTACCTCGATTCAATTAAGAAATGCGGGATGGTGGGTTTTAATAATTTGCATTTCGATTGGCCTGTAACAAATTTCATATACAATTTGTTACAACCTACAGCTGAGCAGATCTATGCATACGCCCAATCTATTATCACAGAAGAGAAGAAGGAGTACACCAAGGTTTGGATAAAACAGCTGGATCTCTACCTACTCAACCACTATGACAATAAGGCACGTAGCACTAGCTTAAAAGCACTTGAGGTGTCATGCAGTTGGGACAATGTAATGGATATGCCCCTGTCTCATACTACCCTGATAGATGAACATTTGTTGCAACAAGTATTAGAGTATAACTTGAATGATGTCTTGTTTACGGCCAAGTTTTATGAGATGTGTGCTGATAAGATTAAGTTGAGAAAAGAGATCAAAAAGAAGTATAAATTGGATGTTATCAATAAGAGTGATGTGGTTATTGGGGAGTCTATCTTTTTAAAATACTTATCTGATGCTATGGATACACCTGTTCAAGAATTAAAACAGATTAGAGGTAGGAGAACTGATGTTCCTATTAAGGATATTATCTTTCCCTATGTCTCCTTTAAGAGTAAGGAGTTGAACAATATTTTACGGCTAATGTCTGAGACCCATTCATCAGCTTATTATCTTGCCAATTTTATTGAATCAATTAATACAAAGAAAAGCACCAATGAATTATATGACAAATTTAAAGAAAATAATATCGATGTTAAGAAGACTGCTCAGCAGAAGAAGTCCTTCTCTTTTACGGCACACTACGGTGGTGTTCGCTTGGATTACGGGGTTGGTGGCATTCATGGTTGCGTTTCTCCTGGTGTATATAGTTCTTCAGATGAATATGATATCTTGGACATCGATGTAAAGTCGTACTATCCGAATTTATTTATTCAGAATCGTCTGCATCCTCGCCAGATGGATCAAGATACCTTTGTGCAAGTGTACTCTGATATCTTTGATCAAAGGGTAATAGCTCAGAAGGCTGGTGATACACTCACCTCGGATGCACTTAAGTTATCGCTCAATGGTCTATTTGGTAAGACGGGCTCAGATGTTTCTTGTTTCTACGATCCCACTGTATTCTACGCAGTCACCGTGAATGGTCAATTGTTAATCTCCATGTTGCTGGAATCATTGTATATGAATGGATGTGATGTGATACAGGTAAATACGGATGGTGTTACGATTAAACATCACAAGGATAAGAAAGAGGAGATTATGAGTATCTGTAAGCAGTGGGAGCAGAAGACAAAGCTCACGCTGGAGTATGCCAATTATAATAAGATGATTATCAGGGATGTAAATAATTACATTGCTGTGGGCGAGAAGGTCAAGGAAAAGGGGTGTTTTGAAACTAAGAAGGATTGGCACAAGGACAACTCTTTTATGGTTGTTCCCCTTGCAGTTCGTAATTACTTTGTGGATGGGACTCCGATTGAGGACACCCTTAAGAAGCATAAAAATATATTAGATTTCTGTGGCCGGTATAAGGCGAGTCGTGGGTGGCACGCTGAGTATGTCTCACTTAAAGATAATCAAGAAAATAGGGAGAACTACGGTAAGATTTATCGTTTCATCCCAGTAAATAAGGGGGGGACCTCCTTGAAGATAAATAAGGATGGCAGAGTACACAATCTTCTAGACGGATATCAAACCATCCCATTCAATCAGGTTACTCCAATCAAAAAGAAGGATTTAAACTACCAATTTTTCATAAGCGAATGTCAGAAATTAATCGAGACAATACAGCCGCCACAAATGCGATTATTTTAAATCGTCTGTACCCAGAGGTTAAGGTAAATTTAAGATTTATCTTATACGCTGTACGAGATTTATTAATGGAGAGGCCAATCTTTATGTGCAAGCTCATGACTTACGAGAGATCGTGTAATGTGATTGTGCCCTCCTTAAATCATAAGGTATCCTTATTCCTACACGCTGAGTACATAGCTGTACACATCAAGCCCCGCAAGATGTATAAGGTGCCTTACACTCTGGATGAAAGAGGTATTGTGGATGAGGAGACGATGGATCTTGTCTATCGTCTATTGATGTATTTAAAAGTTGAGAAGGAGATTAAATCTTCACCTTCTTCCATACCCTCTGGTATCTTCCGTTAACGTACTCTAGCATAGGAATCTCCTTTTCTGTTGGAGTATACTTCTTTTCCTGTAGTTTATAACGCTCCACCATATTCTTATGGAGCAGTTCGCAAGCCACAACGGCATCGATCAAATCCGTATTCTCTACCAAGTAATTCTTGGCTTCCTCAATGAATTCTAGGAACCATACCTCCTCTGAGTGCTTATTCAAGTACTCGATCAAGTACGTATTACCTCTCTCAGAGCTGTGGTCATTCTTATAGTAACCATAGGAGCCATCGCTCTTTGAGAAGTTCTTACCTAGATATATGGGCTTCTTAGCCAGTAGACCTAATTTATCCAATTGCTTGTACTTCTCTAGTACAACACCACCCCTGTTTATCTCGATCATCGCCACAGCATTATTGTAGTACTCCTGGAGCATGATCATATTATTGACAATCTGATCAGGATCTGAGTCCCTTTCTGCATAGTGGGCTACATACCGATTTAAATCGATATCCTTAATTACAATTCCCTGCTTAGAACCATCGCCCATATTCTTACTGATGAATGGGATGGGGTCAATCCCTGCGATGTAAGTATGGCCGGGCTCAGGGCTGTGCAAGAACTTCATCTTGCTGGTATTATCTGGCCTCTTTTGAATGATTCCATTTACATCACGATATAAAATAGAAGTATCGATGGCTGGCTTAGAACTTAAGATGATTCTTTCTTGGGTATTCAGCTTATCGATAATGTGCTTGGGCAAGTTTCCCTCTGCGCTAAAGGAGAATACCTCTTGTATGTCAAGGGGGTACTGCTTGATGAATGAGTTTAAGAAGGACTTGTCCTCGATCTTATCTAATTTCTCTCTCGTCTTCATGATCCACGCTTTGGCCCCTTCCTCATCACTCCAACCATTGGGGCAGAAGTTTAATATTTTTCCTGTCTCCTTTCCGTTCTCATCCAACTCTGGTGCTTCCATAATCCCCTTATTGCCGGGGAGAAACAAGGTTAAAATGTTCAAGTTCTCTGCATTATTCCACAGGTTCATAGCCAATTTCTGACCTACACTGGTCGATTCCCCCGCACTACCACCAATGATGATAGGAGCAATCTTTACGAAACCCGATTTAACACTCGCCTGTGCTGATTTGTAAACCTGATCCGCCTTGGGGTGTAGCATACTTTCATCAATAAAAACGTGAGCTGCACGATAGGCTTCAAAGGCTGTAGGTGTGTCGACTGTTTCCTTGGTTACAATCTGACTGTCCAATCCACTTATAGAACCAGTAGTTTGATTCTTCTGTCCTAAGTGAAGGTAACCCTGCTGACGTGTTGAGATAACACCGGGGCGAATGTAATCGTCTAGGTGGTCAAAAACAATACGAGTCTTATTCTTAAATAATTCTTCTAGCCTCTGCTTATCTGCACTGGTTATGAGAGTTGTAGATCCTGGCTTAGTTAATGCAATCCACACGGGGATGATTCCCCCAAAGATTAATGACAATCCAACCTCACGTCTCTTTGTGATAAATAAATCATTATTACTTCTCTTGGCTTCCTCGTATCCCTCGTAAATCAACTCATCGATATCACGCCAGATTGGTCTCTTTTTGTAACCTCTAGCATCCTTTACGGTCGCTTGGGTTAGTGCAAAGTAGTGGGCACCTGTCAATCCGAAACGACCTGTGTTCCAGTATTCCAATTCCTTACCCCACCATAAATCCTTCTCCTTGGGGGTAGCATTAGTAGGCAAACCGTACTTGGCCCACCACTCATCGTAATCAAACTTACTTTTCTTTTTCATTTTTTACCTGAGACCCGATCCATAAATGAGACATTGTCCTCGACTACATCTTGTTCTGGGTACGCCTCCATCTTGGCTAGTTTCAAACTCTTATTGATCTTATCGCCTGCTTGCAGTAATTGGAATAAACCTTTCTGATAAGGGTCGTCAAGGTCTAAGGTCTTATCCTTAACCCCGTCCATTAACTGCTTAGACGCTGAGACGAGCGTTGAATAGAAATCCTTGGCCGGATCGGAATCCTGTAGACGCAATCTTTCAATTGCATCGGTCTCAGATATCTTATTTTCTTTTAGGAATTTCGTAATCTTTTCTAAGCTCATTGATTTTCTTTTTCTGTTCTTCAATCTCCTTCTGAGCCTTATTGGCCTCAATAGGATTATTAACTGCGGTGTAAAAATCACACCAAGAAATTAGCTTCTGGAGTTCTTTGATCTCCTCCTCGATTACTTGTTTACTGCTTTTAGCCATGTTATTAAGTCAAAATTAGATAGATCCCCTTCTTCAATCACCTCGCCCATAGACATATAGAATCGTACTATATTACCTAGGGTGAATAATTGCTTTTGGGTGATTGTATTTGTGTAAACGCATTCCTCATTTACTCCTCCGATTAGAGCCAAATGTACCTCTTGTCCTGGGCAGTAATTGATAGCGTGTAAGTAGCCCTCTGTAGTAATGCAGTGTGTAAATAAGGGTTTTTCTCTGTTGAGCCCACCAACATGATACTTATCACTGGACATACGAACCTTAGCCTTCTCGTGATCACTAATCTCCGAGGGTTTTAATGTGGTTCTGCTGTATGTCCAGTAGATTTTCATAACTTACTAAATGATGACAATACTTGATTGTCTTCTGTCTGAGCCCCAATGGTATCGATTAATCGATTGATATACCACTGCGCCTTCTTTAAATCTTCGATTCCACCCTTATCCTCAAAACGCCAGCAGTATTTGAAAATATTACCTTTTAAGTAACCTTTAAATTGTTCTGGTGTCATTGATGATTGAATAGCATCGATTGCCTCGACCTTGCCTTGCTTGTAATGATTGGGGTTAATATTGTCTCTGTTCATAAATTAAATTCTTCAGGTGGCACAAATATACATTTTTCTTTTGGAACACGAAAGAAATAATCTGTGCCCTTTCTATCTGCATTATTGATGTAAACCTTTTGTTTGTAATCATTGTGGAATATCACACTCGAGTGACAGATGATGGCAGCATGGGTCTCCTTACAGATAACTACATACCAGAAATTGTCCCACTTCTTCTTACGATCCAAAAAAGATACAGAATCAAACTGAAATGTATCCTTGGAAGTCCACGGTCTCTTTACCTTCATCTCTACTTCCCAATTGTACTCAACCCCACCTTTCTCAGAGAATAAATCAATACCGTATTTGTCACAATTATTTGAAATATTGTGACCTTTACTCTTTAAAAATGCAATGAGTAGCTTCTTAGCTTCCTCATCATTCTCATTAAAAGATTCTTGGTTAAACTTCATTTTCTTAGGTATAAGGCGAGCACCATTCCAATAATGAATGCGCCTGCAATATACCACCAATTAATTATTTCCTTGTTAACTATTTTACCAGCGACTTTAACCTCGTAAGCGAATGTATCTCTGTAAGTTATGGTATCTGGCTTAACTGTTACTCCAAAGAAAGTGCCTTTTCTGTAAATAATTAAATGCTTAGTTTCGATAAAAGTATCACACTCAATAATAAATGAGTCCCTATACTCAGGCACTGGAACTCTAACTTCCTTGATGAGAGTATCCCTTACAATTACCGTATCAGTTAGAGATAAATACGGATATTTGCGTATCAGTTTTTCGTATCTATGCTTAGGAGAGCACGAAATTACCGTAATGCACATTGCGATAAATATTATTTGTTTCATAGCACAAAGATAAGTTATAAACTTATAGGTTTACTATAAAGTATAAATTGTAAACGTATAGGTTAAAAGCCCACCGATTAATTCTTTGTTTACTAGCTTTTTTGCTAATATAAAAATAATAACCATTTCAAGTTTTCTCCTTGACGATGTCGGAGACCAAGAAACATTTCACCCATTTTGCAGGGTCGTTATCCGATTTGAGTTTCCTCCAGATAACACAAGTCAATTGTTTTCGGTGGGCTTTTTAGTAAAAGGGGTAGCATAAGCCACCCCAGTCACCCTAAACAAATAAATATGAACAGTGCAAATATACTCTTTTTGTGGTTTTTTCACAATTTAATGTGCAATTTGTGCAATTCTGGCTCATTTAATCATCAAAATGTGCAATTATAGTACAATAATGTCCTTTAAAGCACCCAAAACTATGTCGAAATGAGCCTTATATGACGACTTATTCCGCCAAAACTCTGTTTATTGTCAAGTTTTGGCAGGTTATACGGACAATTCCCGAGTAATGTCCAGTTTATTTACATAAAAACTGGACATTTGTGTCGCATTTATTTACAACATTTGCGACAGCGTCCTCTTGATCTTATCGTATTTTAACGCCACCTGCTTATCGTACTTGATTAAATCTGTCGCCTTGGTGATTGCATTCTCAACGGTGGATCTGTCTCTCTCGATGACTAGGCTAATCTCGTTAATCTTCATACCCAACTCAATCTTACAGGCGTAACAGAATAAGTGCCGGGCATACAACTTCTCCTTGATTCTGCATTGCTCGTGGATTTCATCTGGAGTCATGCCGTAGGTTAGGCATACAGAACGCATGGCTTGTTCCCACTTATCCTTTTGGTTTCTTACGCTTACCTTGGGGGAGAGGATCTCTTCTCGTAACTTGTCTACTTGTTTTTTGTGAGCCAGTCTTTCTTCGTTTAACTTGGCTTTCAACCTCTTAACTTCTTGTTTGAGGTTGTGTAATACTTGATACTCGTTCATAGGGAGGGCAAAGATAATCTGAGCCCCAATCAGAAACAAATTTATTTTTTGGTACTCTTGCCCGAGCTCCCATTACGGGCACGATTCTTTGAAGCACTCTCCAAAATCATCTTTCCGTCCTTCTTATGCGAAAGATCAAGTCCTTTACTTGCACGTTTACCATAGATACCTCTCTTGCGAGCCTCACCATTTAACTCCTCCCTGTACTTAACTTGATCAGGGCGAGCATTATACGCCTTCTGTTTAGTATACTTGCGTCCTGTTGCCTTATTAGAGGCAGGGGCTGTATTCTTTCCAACTATTTTATTTTTTGGCATCTCTATGTTCAATTATTTCTCCTATGAGGTAAGATATTCCTATTGTAAAGGTAACAAATAAAAGACCGAATAGGAATCCTTGTATCATCATCATTTCTTTTTAGCAGTCTTGGCAGATTGTTTAAATGCCTTTGCAGTCGGAGCCCCTTTAGTGCCCGGCTTTCTCATTGCTTCTCCGCTACCCGCAGCGATACGCTTTTTCTTAGCGTTGATATTTGCATATAGTCCTGGTTTCATCCTTGACCTTTGTATGGTTTACGATAATTTTTACTAGTTTTCAGAGAAGAACTCTTTTTCTTAGAAACAACTCCGGGTCTTTTAATAGATGCTTTTGGCTTCCACTTACTTGCATCTTTGATAACCTTGGTAGCCATTACTCTTTAATCTTCTTGATGTAATAAATAGCACCCAAGATACCAGATAGAATACCAATTATCGCAGCAATCAAAGAAACTACAGGTAACCAAGCAGTAGCAAAAGAAATAATTGTTGAACTCCCAGAGATGAAGGTCATCGTATTAGCTGTAGAATCGTTTTGAAGAATCATTTCTTTTTGGTTAAATTCTTCCACATACTTTTAGCAGCAGTCGCCTTACCAATTTGAGTGGCCTTAGCTTTGCTTACTCCTTTTTTCATATAAGATTTTGCAACAGCCTCAGCCATAGGTTTGAATTCTTTGCCTTTCTTTTGCAAATCTTTTCCTGCGACAGCCTTCTTGACAATCTCAGACCTTTGTTTTTTAGTTCCGTATGCCATTAGTTTCCGAACATGAAAGGCTTCTTGGTCATTTTCTTACCAGCAGTCTTTTTTGCAAAAGCAGCACCTTCTTTCTTCTCAACCTTTTTGCCTTCAGCCTTTTCGTGCTTTTTCATAGCGGGTTTAGAAGCATATTTTTCCATTCCTCCGTACTCAGAAATCTTCTTTGTAGCGGCTTTCTTTATAACTTTTTTCATTTCGTTTTTGGTTTATTTTTCATTTTAGGTGCACAAGTCCCTTTCTTACCACCATTGGTAGCATTTCTTGGGCATACGTTCTGCATATCACCAGTGCTTGGACCGCTCTTGCTTCCAGCTCCTACTCCGCTGTTACCAATGATGGCACGAGCCTGCAACTTAGAATCTCTCTTCCTCTTCTCGGCATCGGTCTGTGGCTTGTTTTTAATAATTGCGTATTGCTCCTTGGCTAATTTACGTCTAGCTCTTCCCTCTAATTTAGTATCTAGATTCTCACTGATTGTAGCGATTGCTTTTCTCCTCTTATTTGGAAGTCCTTGTCCTTTGAACTGAGGCCCATTGGGATTGCTTACATTGTTCTCATACCTTCTCTTGGCACGATCCGCCCTACGAGCAGATATAGTCGCCTGTTTTTCAACATACCCAAGTGTATTATCACTCTTTGGTGTACGCTGTGTGATTGAATTAGCAGCAACAGCAGCCTCTCTTTTTAACGGAGCAACTGCCGCTTTAACGGTTTGACCTACAACAGCCTTAGTTCTATTAATACGGGCACGAATCTTCTGCCTAACTGGTCCTGGAGTTGCCATTACTTCTTAGTTGATTTTTTATTTCTACCTGCTCTCCATGCATCTCCAGCAGAAACCTTTATATTTCTATTGCCTCGAACTCTATCAGCACCACGGTTCAATCTAGCATCTGCTAAGATAGATCCGACAGCAGTACCAACCACACCAACAGCAGCACCGATGGTTTTCATTCTTTCTTTCTTCTTAGCAGCCTTTACTTCAACTGATTTAGGCTGAGTATATGGTGGAATTGCTTTAACCTTAGCTTCTTTTTTGGTCTGAGGCCCAATTGGATTTTTTAAACCCATATTGCTTTTCGTCTTGGCTGTCGCAGTCTTTCCGCTGCTTTTAACCATTGATTTTATCGGCATATTATTATTTATTTTTCTTTACTTTCACCTTAGCACTTGCCTTGGTGGGTTTTGAGTTATTATATTCTAGCTTCTTAGCTACAAAATTACAATTATACATTAGCACTTCCATCTTCTACGGGCCTGTCTCAAACGAGAATTGGGATCTGAGGCCGCCTTGGGAAAATTTGCCATTTGACCGGCACTACGAGCACAAAATGATTTGCGTCTCTTAGCATCTGCACTACCTGCCTTAACCTTACCTGTTACGGCTGTTTTTAACTTTGAACCTGGATTTGCTTTACGATACGCAGCAACCCCCTTAGCCGTCATACCTGCTCCGCTCTTTGTGGGGAGATAATTGGCGTTCTTGCCTTTGGTTGTTTTCGGTATGGTTTTATCCTTCGGCATTTTTCTTAGCAAATTTCTCAGCCGCTGTTGAACCGATACACGCAATCACAATGTACTCAACCGCTTGAATAAGATCCGCATCGGGCGCAATACTCTTTGGGTAAATATTATTGTAAACCATAGTACTGAAAAGCACAAATGCCCCAACAATAGCAATAAATCTCTTATGACTGTACTCATTCTTATCACCTTTGAATATTTCTTGAATGAATTTCATAGTACTAAGTTAGTTAATTAAATTTAATTTTCCAATGGTGGAAAAGGTGGTGGAATCGGTGGAACATACTCGGCTTCGGGTAAATCTAAAACCCAAGCCCATTCGGTGGTTGCAACGACTTGTTTGTCCTCATCGCTAAGGAACAAAAACCAAACCCCGTTGATGTCCGCTACGCAATTAAAAAATTGGTATTCGGTGTAATACTGACCTTGAACTTGGTTGTATTCTGATTCGGTTAAAATATATCCTATTGACATAATTTGTTATACTTGACGTGAAAGTGTTGTTTGGAAAGTTTGTACTAAACCATAAAATGTATCTTGTTGAGTTGTTGTGATATAATCACCAATACAAAAAAATGCCACTTCTGCATTTGTACTATCCGTATTATTAATACCCAAAAGCATTATGTCATTTGCAGCGGTATAATTTGCAGTATTGGTTCCTTGACTTGTATTATTTCTTCGTCTATTGTTTACTGCAACACTTGCGCTTCTTTGAAAAAATCCTGTATTTGCAGCATTATTTACTATGTTAGTGCCTGTGGTCCCTAAGTATGAATCTTGCCATGATGGGCCTCCCAAGTAGTTAAAAATTGGACTTGAAACAGCAGCCCAAGCAATAGGATATGTACTTGCACTTGTATTGGTAGTTCTAAAATAAACACCCACATTGGCACTTGATGGTTGTTGTGTCAACATATTCAATGCGGTTGACATATATGTACTCACACCATTGCCTTTCACCCCCGTACTTGCAAAAGTCCAACCACTCGTAAAACTACCTGTAAACGAACTACTCTTTAAGTTCTGAGCACACGCTGCCGCACTTGCCCCGACCATTGGATAAATGGCTTTCATAGGTGTCCAAATACCCGCACTTTTCATATCCAACACAAGTTGATTGGTTGCGTTCTTTTCGGTGATTGTAAGTGTTCCACCCGCAGCCGTTACCCTATCAAAGAATGCTTGTGCATCGGCATCAAAGGCTGCGCCTCCACCGCCCATTACACGATTACCAATATTTAGGCCGAACCCGATCATTTCAGATAAGCTACAATACTACCGCTAGTTAATGTGATTGAGGAGAAGTGAGACCCCTTGGCTGCGGTAATTAGCATACCTTGTTTAAGAGTTACAGATGTGAGACCCAATGCTGAGGTGATATCTGTACCTGCTGGGTTTAATACTTGAGCAACAACAGCGTCTGCATTAATTACAAAACCTTGAAAAGCACCTGTATTGGCTGATGTATTTGAAATGACTTGACAACCAGTAAGGCCGCTCTGAAAGTCGATTGTACGTGAGAATACTTCTTGCATATATCAAAGATACAAAATAAAAAAGAAAAAGGCAACCGTGTAGATTGCCCTTCCTTAAAATGTAAAATTATCAATTAGAAACACTCCAAAGCCTGAGCCTTGGTTAAGATTGTCAAGGTTTCAGATTCTTTAATTAGATTCTTTAACATCTCCTCATCAGATTTGTCAAGTTCCAATTCCTCTCCTTTGTGTAATTTACCAGCAATGTGCCAGATTTTTAATGCATCCCCCTTTGGGTTTTGTACCAAAGTTTGGGCTACGATTTTGCCGATATTAGCATTCTCGATTTCTTTTCCATCGAGGTCCAATAAGTTTTTGTTTAAGTTTATCATATAATTATAAAGTTCAATTGGTTACAGGCCCAAGTGGTAACATAAGAATCGTCTGAGCCCCAATCTGCATAGGTCTCTTGATCCATATTTAAGTTGCCATCCATCAATGGAGTGCCTGGGATTTTAACTCCTTCTTCGTCTTCGGCCTCAGAAAAGATCTGCCAATAGAAGGTTACAGAAGTTGGGTTCATAGGGAAGTTCAATGCAATAATATTGAAGTATTTTGCAGTCCCTTTAGTTGGTACGATTATATCTTGTATCTTGATCATGTTATTTATTGCTACAAATTTAGAAAACATTTACGATAATTCCACCACGTATGTCAATATTCTGCTGACCGGGGGGATTCGTTACAATAACTAGAGTACCCGTGTACCCTGCGGTATTGTTTATCTTGTATCCAGTTGAGTTTATATTTCCATTTACCTCTAGTTTATTTCCTAGGTCGGTTGTGGTTGCAATGAGAATGTTACCAGTTGAGTCTACGATACGCATCTTCTCTGCGTTACCTGTACCCATCACAAAGTCGGTGTTGGAGTATGTACCTAGTAAGAAAGATCCTGCTCCTCCGAGGTTGGCCATCAACGAAGCACTGCGTGCCAAGGCTATTCCCATTTGAGTGCCTGAGGCCCCAGAACCAAAAACACGATAAACCACGTTATCGCTTTGGTCGTTAAAGGCTACCCACGCTGCTGTTCCACTTGCACTTGTAGACTGAACTGTTCCGTATATGTTAGCAGCCGCAGCAGATGAGATGTGGAAAGGGTATGATGGAGATGATGTTCCTAACCCAAAATTACCATCTTTAGAAACAGCGTAAACAACAGTATTTGCAGCACCGCCTCCTGTAGAACTTCTGTAGAAAATAAAATCACCTACGGTAACTTGCTCTGTTGCAAACTTCCAGTTTCTTCTGTCTACGCCAGAACGCAATGTGTTTATTGATAAAGTAGGGTAGCCAGATGCATCTCCCTCTATCGTCAAGCCACCGGTCCCTGTCTCAATCTTTAGGTCAGTTTTAACTCTCGCAGTCCCATTCACATCCAACTTATACCCAGCATCAGTAGTGGTTCCAATAAGCAAGTTGCCTGTTGTGCTAGCCACTCTAAGATATGTAGTAGTTCCAGCAGCATTCTGAATATCTAATATGCTGCCATTGTTTGTCCAAATATTACCGTTTGCTGACCCAATATAGAAGCCAGCGGCTGTCAAATACCCATATCCACTTGCTTGCTGAATTGATAAAGCTTGACCAGAACTGCTAATTGAAAATCCACCATAAGCACTATTATCATTTTTAAATAAAAATTAATGAGTAACAGATGATGTACCTGTACTTTGGAATCTAACTAGACCATTAACATCTAATTTATAAACAGGAGTTAGTCCTATACCTACGTTACCACCATTGAATATTACATCACCACTAGTTGTCTCTATTGCTCTGTGAAGACCACTACCCAGTATTGTTACGGAAGGATTGTAGTAAATGCCCCTAAATATAGACGAAGACGTGGTATTTGAAGCAATACTAACAGTTGGAGTAATATTTAATACATTCCCAATTCCACTATTTTGTGTTACCCATGCACCAAGACTTGACAATCTTAAAAAATTCAATATGTTTGTTCCAGATGTATTAAATCCAGCGTTATCATAAAAAATAAAGTTGTCTCCAGGTCCACTTGCTACATTACCAAAAAATGTTAAACTTGTTGCTGTTGATTTTGTAACCCATCCTCCTAGGGTAAGATTTCCATTTAAACGAGTACTACCATTCACATCGAGTTTATACCCAGCATCAGTAGTGGTTCCTACAAGCACATTACCTGCTAACCAAGTAGATGTGGTTGATGAGTTACCTATCCAAGTTCTATTTGATTCAGTTGCTGAGACCCCAGTTGATTGATATCCTATGAAGATGTTGTTTGCTCCTGTGGTGTTGTTATACGCTGCTTGATACCCTACTGCGGTGTTGTTTGAGGCGGTGTTGGAATATAGGGCTTCACGTCCTATTGCTGTGTTGAAATTACCTGCGGTATTTAATACTAACGCCCTGTTTCCAAATGCTGAATTAGATGTTCCACTTACATTTAATTGCATAGTCCTATAACCAATCGCACTATTACTTGAACCTGTAGTGTTGTTATACAAAGAAGCAAAACCAAAACCATCATTTTCGATACCCGTAGTGTTTACAACTAATGCAGAATTACCAACTGCTGTATTCCCTGTTCCTGTGGTATTGGCTCTTAACGCTTGATAACCGATAGCAGTAATCTCGGAACCACTCGTATTACTAAACCCTGCTTGATATCCTACTGCTGTGTTGTTATTGGCTGTGTTATTGTATAAAGCAGCAGTTCCAATCGCAATGTTACTATTACCACTACCATTTTGCATAGCAGTTGTACCAATGGATACGTTGTCATTTGGTGCAGTTGCACTATTGTACAACGAGTTCATGCCAATTGCTACGTTAGATGAACCTGTAGCAATTCCGTTACCAGCGTATCTACCTAATAGTGTATTTTGAGAACCTGTACTTATTGCAAAACCTGCCCAATATCCAATTGCTGTATTATACGAACCTGTGGTATTTTCTCTTAATGATAAATTACCAATACTTATGTTCTGAACTCCTGTAGTATTTTTTACTAAAGCACTACCTATTGCGATTAAATTATCTCCCGTTGTGTTTGCATTTAACGCACCATTACCAACAACTGTATTATTACTCACCCCTCCTCCACCTAGTCCTACCCTTACTCCATTGAATCTAGAGTCTGCTCCTACTACATCTAGTTTGTATCCTGAGTCTGTGGCTGTTCCGATAAGGACGTTGCCGCTAGTACTTCCAAATATTACATTTCCCGTTACTGTCTCTATTGCTATGTGAGTAACACCTGTGATTGATGTTAATATGGGATTATAGAGAATTCCTCTTACTATTCCTGAGTAAGTACCAGTAGCATTTATTGTGGATCCAACATTTAATGTTATAAAGGTTTTGCTTCCTGACGTTGGTGCAAGGGTAGTAACTATTGATGTTCCGTTTATATTTGATGCAGTTCCTGTTTCCAATGAGAAAGCCCCAAACTGGTATGCATAGGTACTAGATACAGTGTTATTAAAACTTGTATCTACTCTAAGAGCTCTTCCTGTAGAAGAAGTAGTATATCCTCCATCAAGTACTGGGTAAAACTGTACTCCTCCTATTAGGGTAAACCCCTGTAAATAGGTAGTTCCAGGAATTAAAACTCTTCCATCATCTCTAACACTAAACGTAGTACTAGAAAGTGAGTTCTGTACGTCAAAAGCAGTAGTAGCACTTGTTGTTCCTGCACCTTTTACACGAGTACTGCCATTTACATCTAGTTTGTATCCTGCGTCTGTGGAAGTACCAACTAAAAGATTACCAACATTTGAAAAGTTTGCAACTACTGAAGATCCAAGTACAAATTTTAACCAAGTATTAGCAGTCCAATATAAATTAACTCCCTCGCTGGAAGATGTTGAATTTGCTTTTGCTTGTAATATTAAAGACGCTCCACCACCTCTAGCAATTGTAAGTTGAGTATCAGCACCACTTCTAGAAATTTCTGTGTTACCTTGTACTCTTAAAGCAAGATTAGTAACCCCCGTAAACGCACCATTAGTAAAGGTAGGATTGATGTCTAGTCCTACTAATACGTCATTGTTTGCTGCTGCTACAAGTGTATTGTTAAAGTATACTCCTTGTGCAAGTGCTGAGGCCGCAGTGATTGAGCCTGCTACTTGGAACTTAGCAGTAGGTAATGTTAATGTTGTAATAATTGTACCACCTAAAGGACCTATAACTACATTACCGTTTTCTGCTATTAATAAATTAGGAGTATAATTTCCATTAGTAGTTCCTGTAATAAAATATTGAGAAATACCATTAGTCGAACTCATTGTAGCTCCAAATAATGATCTATCGTGAGAATAACTA